TTATTCTATATTCTATAAGATTTATATTGTTTTAAGTGACGTAAGTGAAGATAGAGAGAGAATAATGGGTTTTTGATAGCGTGGAGGCGTTTTTTTTATCTTCACTTATATCTTCACTTGGATTTTTCAAAGTGACGATAAGTGACATCAAAAGATGAAATTTTAAGTGACGTAAGTGAAGATGGATAGTACAATTAATTGTACTTTTTGAAGGTTCCAGTCCAAGTCAAAGGGGGTGTCCGAACACCCATTAGAATTCTACTGCGGTAGAATTTTAGTCTTGGGAAGGTGCAAAGGATTGCACTTTTGGGAAGGTCAAATGGTATAATCGGATTATACCTTTTTAAGGCGTTGTAGGGCGTTTTGTGACCAAATTGGGGTGTGTGTGCCTTTTGGCCATTTGAATCGATTGTGGGCGATTTGTGTGGCTTGTATGGGTATTTGTATAGGTATTTGTATAGGAATTTGTATTGGTCATCGTAGCACTACGATCCATCCTCTTTGCTTATAGGCGATCATGCGAAGGGGGTCCGATTTCGGAGCGGAGGTTTGTTTGAATCCGAGGCTCTTCATTTGCTCTCCGATTTTCTTGGTGGATAGTTGAAAGCGATTCCCATCTTCACCGGTCTTCTTGATCCATGAGGTCGAGACGATGGTTCGTTTTGTTTGGAGAAGGTATCGGAAGTCTTCTTCGGATTCCAAACGAAGGCTTTCCAGTTCGGCCGGGAGATACATGAGTTGAGAAATGACGTCCTTCTCGATGGAGGTTTCTTCGAATCTTTCCCTTCCGTAGGCGTTTAGCGTGGCGATTTCTTCCGAGTTCAAGAAGAATCCGTTGGGGTCTTCCTTCCAAAGACGATAGAGTTCGATCCAAAGACCAGTCCTATCGATTTTGTCCATTTTCTCGAAGTGGATCCCGGTGATTTGGACCGGGAGAATCCTTCGGTTCCCGGTGGGATCGTTGAGGATATGCTCATCGTTGGTGGTTCCACAAAAGACCGAAAGTCGAGTCAGGTCCTCCGAGACTCTATCGTAGGGTTTGCGGATTGTGATGGCCTGTTTTGAAAGGATTTCTTTGAAGAGTTTGGCTTCCTTCTTGGATTTTCCTCCGAATTCATCGTCACAAATGATGAGTTTCTTGGTCATCAAAAGATAAGAGTCCTTCCCCGGATCGAATTTGTCTTCGCAGTAATATCGTTTTAGGGCGTCAGGAAGGAGTTCCCGGAAGAATCGGGTCTTCCCGATGTTTTGACGTCCGCAAAGGACCAAACAAAGGACCGAATGGGTCCCCATCATGGAGGCGATGACTCCGAGTAGCCATTTGCGAATTAAGATTCGGGCGAAGTCGATGTCCCCTTCCCGGTCATTTGCGATCCGAATCGATTCGATGAATTCATCCAAGACTCCTCTTTGGTTGGGGTGGAGTTCGTTTGTTTGGAGAAATTCTTTGAATGGATCGTAGGAAGGAATGTAGTGGGATTGCATGATCGTATGGATCAGTTCCGAGGGCGTTGATTTCCCGAATTCCTTCTTGGCTTGGATGGTGATGGTTTGGGTTTGTTTGTTTCCTATTTCGTCCCCATCGATTTCAAGATGGGCGGTTCGTGTATTGTGTTTGAGTGGGTATGAATTGACGAAAGCGATGATCTCATCGATGTTTTCTTTGTCTCGATCTTTCTCTTTTCCAAGCAGTTCTTTCGGTGCTTCGAATACCTTTTCAACGTAGGGAAGGATGTATTCTTCGGGGAGTTTGTCGTGGACGATCAGGATTTTTTTGATCGTGTCTTTGCAGTCTTCCGGATTGGTCGGTCCTCCGTTTTGTCCGATTCTCTTCCGATGATGGATGGCGGTTTCGAGGACGTGAGTCTTCCGAGGATCCCGATCTTGAATTCCTACTTTCCGAATCATGTATCGGAGTGATCCCATCGAGACCGATCCCCGGCTTCCCCGAAGGAGTTCATCGAATTTCTTATCGGTCTTTTCGGTTCCGTAGTTGGAGTAGTGTTTCGAGATTTCGTGGAAGTATGCTCTTCCTCCTTCTCCGAGGTTTGTCAGGGCGTAGCCTATTCTCACCCAGTTCGAATGCCGGGATCCCATGTGATTCTTTGAGATCTCCAAAGGAAGGTCAAGTTTCTTGGCGTTGATTTGCTCGATGGCGAATTTGATGTCTTCTTCTTCGTAGTCAAAGACCGAAGGCCGGGGGCGTGTGGTGAGGGTTGCTTTTTGTCGGGGTAATTGTGGAGGCGTGTGGGTTCGGGTTGGTTTGATGGCGGTGGTGGTAGCGGTCATCGTAGGCGGTGAGGGTTGGACCAGGCGATTTGCCTGGTCCGAAGAAACGGGCCAAAACTCATCAAGAAGGGGGAGTGGTGTGATAGAATATGGGTCTTCGTTTGTGATAAAGAGGTTTTGATCGTGTGTGGCGAATCGTAGTCGAGTCACGTCTTTACAGGCTTCATCGATGATGATTCCCTTTGACCGGTACATTTGTTCCAGTTGCTTGAATTGTTGTAGGTGGTCAGGGAGTGGGCTTTCTTCCCGGATTTCGATTCGGTGGATAGCGAAGATCCCGGTCCCGGTTGCGGATTCCGAGATCAAGATTAGGGAAGGGATTTTCTTTGCGGATTCTTTGAGTTGGTCGATAGTTTGGTCGGGATTGTCCTTTCCATCGATGTCGATGCAAATGAGACCGGAATGCTTTGATAAGAGCTCGGCTCTTCTTCCTCCGGCTTTGAAGATTCCGGATATGGCGTAGGCGTGGAGTTTCTTCTTTCTTTCGTCCATTTCTTCCTTCGTTTTCCCTTTGCGGACGTATTCAACGTCTTTTCGGTAGCCGTAGGCGTGGTGTCCCTGAAAGCGTTTGATCAGGTCAGCGATGGAGATCTCATCGTCCGGCTCTTTGTCGAAGAGGGATAGGTATTGAGAAATTCTTCCGGGTATGGTGTAGTTTTGCATACGTTTTGCGATTATCAAAAAGGGGGATTGCGTGGTGGTGATCCCCTTTTTTATTTGGTTTTAAGGTAGTCTTGAAGGCTTTCTTCGGGAATGAGGATCTTGGTTTTTGGGGCGTGTTGGAGGACGTTTTGGATTCGTCCAGTCTTGATCAGGGTTCGGGTTCGGGTTATGGATAAGCGGATCATCGAGGAGGCTTCTCTCATCGTGTAGAGGCGTGGGTTCGTCATTTTGTTGAGGGTTTTAATGAATCAGGGATCTTGGCTCCCGATACAAGAAGGGCGTCAGTCATGCTCTCGATGGCTTTCCCGATCAGGGCGTCAGGTGGCTTGGAGTAGCGAATGGATGCGAATTGAAGGAGTTGGTATTGAGCGGACGTGATTTTGACCGGGATCTCGATGAGTCCTTCTTCGTTGGGTTTGAGGCGGTGTGGTGTGGTCATGGGTTAATGAAGGGGTGAAGGGTTTCTTCCCATACTGGATCTTTTGTGTCTTGAATTATTTCGATAAAGGCGTGAGTGGTTATGAGTATTTCATGGAATCCGTTAGACATAGGGTGATTTTGTGCGGCAAAGTAGTTGAGCATGTTTTCGAATTGGGTGATTTGGGTAAGGGTTGGGTGGTCGGGGGAGTCGGGGTGGCTTCTTCGGATAATCATTTTGATAATTTCTTGGCGTAGAGACTGAAAATCCTCGAATTCCTCTTCGGAGTATTTGGTCATGAGTGGTGGCGTTTTGATTTTGCGGTGATGATTATCCCATCCCGGATTCCCTTCATGTATGAGTTCCTTCCGTGGATCTCCATGAGGTCTTCCAGTTGCTTTGGGGAAATGGGGAAGAATCCCGAAGGACATGGAGTCCCCGGATCTTCGTAGTCGATGATGTGGGTGGGTGGGGGTTCGTGTTGCGATTTCATTTTCAAAGGGTTTTAGTGGTGGTCCTTTGATTACAAATGAGTAAAGCGATGGATTTTACAAATGGTCAGCGTTGATACATGATGAATAAGGATTTGTATGTCTCAAAGATGATAAGACTCAAAATGCCTTTAATCCACAAATGAATGCCTTTTGTAAACATGAGGGTCCTCAAATGATAAGGTCGAAAAGGATGCTTGGTGTGTGGATAAATTTCTTATCGTTTGTCGGACGTCCGTCGGACAAATGATACTATCTTTGATTTATCAAAACGGATCAGTCATGAAAAACTTTGAAAATGCTATCTATCTCCGAGTCTCCACAAAGGATCAGGGAGCGTCCGGTCACGGCTTGAATGCCCAAAGGACCGAGGTCTCCATGAGGGGGTTCGAGGGGCGTGAGTTCGTTGAGGTTGAGTCGGGGAGGAAGAATGATCGTCCAGTCCTTCGGGAGGCGATTGAGTTCGTCAAGAAGTCCGGTGGGAAGTTGATCGTGTCCAAGTTGGACCGATTGTCCCGGAATGTCAAGATGCTTTTCGAGTTGAAGGATGCGATGATCCGGGATGGCGTTGAGGTGGTGGCGTTGAATCTCCCAAATTTCGATACTTTATCGGTTGGGATTTATGCGGTCATGGGTCAGCATGAGCTCGAGTTGATTGCCGAAAGGACCAAGAAGGGGCTCGATGAGGCGAAGAAAAAGCGTGGGGAGTGGAGGACCGGTGGCTTTGATTCCGAGTCAAGAAAGCGGTCTTTGGACGTCCGTAGGGCCAAAGCGATGGAGAATGAGAATGTGGTCCGGGCGAAGGGGTATATTGAAAGTCTTCGCAAGAGGGGGGTTTCCTATTATGAGATTTCCCGGTCTTTGAATGAATCCGGGATGAAGACGATTCGTGGGGCGATGTTTACTCCGATGGCTGTTCGGAGGATCATGGTGAAGGCTTAAAGGTCTCTTTCTTTGGACCAGGCTTTCGCCTGGTCTCACCTATCCGGAGAAAGAAAAAGAGGTTTTTCTTTTGTGTGTGGTCCGGGCGTCTTGGCGTGGATCAGTTCTTCCCGGATTAAGGCTTCCGTGAGTTCTTCCGGGGTCTTCCAGTCTTCCGGGTTGGGATAGCGATTGAATCCCTTTTCGATGATTTCACAAAGGATCTCAATGGGTGGATTATGGTCCTTTACAAAGTCTCGAAAGTCTTGGAGGGTGTGAATGTGGACCTTCTTAAATGTAGGATTCTTCGTCATCGGGGATTTTTATCGTGAATGCGTTGGGGAGTTCGTCATCTTCATCGGTCCATCTTTCCATGAAGATTCCATTTTTGTCGATGTCATCGGTTTGGGTGATTCGAGGGAGGATGGCTTTCGCCATGTCGATCAGGGTTCGGAGTCTTTCTTTGGGCGTCAGGGTTTCGAGATCGTCTTGGAGTTTGGGGAGGTTATGGGCGATTAGGTTGGCGAAGTTGATTCGGATCTCCCGATTGAGTTCGTGGATCCCGGTGGCTTTCTTCTTCATGGTGATAAATGTATTTTGATGCTTGGAGTCACTTTGGACGATTTTGGAAGTGAAGATATTTTTCCCCTTTTTTGATAGCGTGAAGGCGGTTTTTCGTTTTTTTATCTTCACTTTGATTTTTCGGAAGTGACGATATGTTTTCGGGGTTTTTGATAGCGTAGGGGCGGTTTTCGTGGACGTGGTGTCAGTTACGTCAGTAAAAAACCCTATCTCTACCCTACACTCCCCTTCTCCCCTCTTATTCTATATTCTATAAGATTTATATTGTTTTAAGTGACGTAAGTGAAGATAGAGAGAGAATAATGGGTTTTTGATAGCGTGGAGGCGTTTTTTTTATCTTCACTTATATCTTCACTTGGATTTTT